GTGAAACTCACGGTCGACGGCCTTCGCACCTTCTGACCGCTTGAAATGCATCGTACACGGGCGTACGCGAACTCGTCACTAAGGCTTTTGGGTCGATAGGAGACACCAGACCAGCGCGATCGACGACTGGGACCGGACAGGTGTATACAGACCTGTCTGGCATATGCGTCTAGATGCGCACTCGGTAAATAAATAGTGGACTGGCGACGCTGCCGAACTAAGGGGCGACCCCAGATTACGGCTGTTCGATTACGCCGGCACTGCGCGCCTGCGAGTACTCCTGGTCGACATGGATTCTCGCATTAAATCCGCGCAGATCGCGAATCGGGTCGTCATAGTCTTTCACTTCGATGTCGTTTCCGTTCGGTGCGTACAGAATCAGATGATTGTGACTCTGTTGCAGAATCAGCGCGCCGATGCCCCCTGCGACTGGCGCACCGCTTGAGTCCGTGAATTGGAAGTCGTTCGCACCGCCACCGGGGACGTTCTTCCCTTCGTCGTCGTAACTGTTGAGAGACGCGCCGTTATGCGTCATATCCAGCAATGGGTCGAACATCCGGTCGCGCACGACTTCGTCGCTGCCGGACCTGTTCACGAATCGCAGGTTATCATTCGAGAACACTTCTGTCCGGTATCCTGGCGACGAGATGAACTGGTCGGGATTGAAGTCGGCTTTGTCGACTTCGCCGTACAGACGATTCAGCGCCTGGTATCCAGGGTCGTCGACACTACTGTCGAACGTGACAGACTGACCGTTCGCGACAGCGTCGTCGATCGCGTTCGTGAGGAAAACCTCATTGATACTATTCTCGACGCGACGGCCGACATCTTCGACCTGTCGCTCGATGAGATCGACGATACCGTGGTCGACCATCTCTTCGGTGATTCGCGAACCGGCTGCGACCTTCTCGCAGTTCCATTCGACGGTCGTATAATCTTCGCCGTCGTCGCGAATCTCTGCGCCTTCTGCAGTCAGACGACCACTCCGGTCGTCTTCTGCGATCGGGATGTCGCCGCGTCGCGTGTCGACGTTCAGTACGTTCGACACGTCACGGGCGATCTGGCGACGCCGCGACCCTTCCATGATGGTTTCGAGTAGTTGTTCGCGGAACAGAATGTCGACTTCTTCGTTCGTCGACGTACTGAACAACATACGCTTTATCGAGTCGTCGAGTGGTGCGCCGAGTGCGCGACCTCCGTCGATCTCTTCTGGTTTTGCAGCTGACAGCGTTCGCGACGTACTGCCACTCGCGAAGTCCTTCAGCGCGCGGTATCGCGAACTGCCCTTCTCGGCGACCACAGTCCGGTTCTTCTCTGTCTCAGCGTCGCGGCCGTTGTGTCGAGACAGGATTCGATACGACGAACTGTCTTTCGTCGACGGCCATGCCCGTGCATAGTCGTCTCTTGAAGCGCCTTCCTCCATCCCCGCCAGAAGAAGCCCCTTCAGTCGCCAGTTACCCTCCTGACTATGCTGTCCGAGCATTCGCCGTGCATCCAAACTAGTAGACATTATGCTAACACCCCGGTCGACGCACTAATGTACGCCTGAATTAGTTCGCCACTGCCACCCGACTCGTTCGCGACGGCGAGTGGTTGTTCTGGTGGCGTCTGACCACTCAGTGCCTGTCGGACAGTGCCGAGTCCGTCTGGGACGAGTGCGTCGCCTGCGTTTACCGCCTCTGATACTTCGACTCTGACCTCGCAGTCGTCGCCGAGAACCGGAACCTCTTCGCCCTGCGCGACATCGTATGCCGCGACGCCGATCGACGGACCACCGTCAGTCGCGACTGTGACCTCGAGATCGCCAGTAATAGCGACCGTGTCGCCGGCCTGCAGTGCTTCGCCTGCCGTGTATCCTCGAATCTCTTCGCCAGAGACGAGAACTTCGACATCGAACTCATGTTCGCCTTGGGTTTGGGTACTCATTCCTAACAGGGGCTAAATCAGCGTCGGTAAAAAGCCCCTGCCTATCTAATCGCAAAAAGAGAAGTGTCGCGACGTTACTGCTCGACTTCGAACCGCATGAACGTATGACTCGCGCACAGTTTTGCCAGACTGACATCGGGGTCTGTCCGCATGACTGTATTGATTATTTTTCTCTTTATATTCTCCAGATCGAACAACTCGTCGGCCGGCTGGTCCGTGACGATGTCGACGAATATGTTGTCGTCTTCGCCTTTCCGAACGACTAACTCGTCGATGTTAACGAATCGCGTTGCGTCGATCTCATCAACAGCGTCACGGATTTTCTCAAACGCGAACGGCATGGGAACAGTACTGCTCTCGTCGGTATGGCTTTGTTTTGCCATACAATAACATACGTCTGATACTACAAATAACTAAGGTATCCGGTAAGAGACGCGCTTCTTACCGCGACATCGACCCGCGCGCACTATCGTACTGATACCCAGTGTCCGCGTCAGCGTAATCGCGGTCGTCGCCTTCTGCCAGCGTCTTCGGTTCGGCCGGCTGGTCTTCGAGGTCGGACAGGCGACGCTCGAGTTCGCGCTTCTCTTTCTGCAGTTTCTCGACCGTGTCGGCCGACGCGAGTTTCGACGCTGCCTTCGACGCGGACATCGAGTCCGCCATCGCATCTTCGAGATCTTCAAGTCGCGACATGACGTTCGACATTTGCGACTCCATCTCTGCCATGTCCATGTCAGAGTGTTCTGCGTGGTCTTTGAGATCGTTATCGTCGTCTTCGTCGTCGTCCATCTTATCCATCATGTCGAGATCGCCGTCTGTCATGTCCATGTCGTCGTCGCCACCGTAGGCGGCATACATCGACATATCGTTATCGGTAATCTCGGCCATCAGGTCGTCGTGCAACATCGTCGCGCACTCGCCGACTTCTTCGTCGGTCATGTCAGCGACACCGTCGACGCCTGCGTTTGTGAGAATCTCGCGGACTTCGCCCATATCCATCAAGTGTTTAGCCATGTACGTGACTCGCGGTTCTGGTGTCTTATCGTTATGGCTAGACAGCGCGATCGCGCGGTCGCGTGTTTCCTGCGCAAAGTCGACCGACTCTGACGCGGGGTCGCGAACCAGACCGACGCCGGTCAGTCGCGCTTTCTCGACGTGTTCTGACGCGCGCGGATGGTCCGGTGTCGACTGCAGTTCGATCGGGTCGAGTTCGACGCTCGGCGAGAACCCAGCGGTTCCGTTGTTTTTGAGTGTCGACTTGAGATTCGCGTCGGCGAAGTCGCCAGCTGCCGTCTCGGTGTCGAAGATAAGGTCGCCGTATAGACTGTCGCCGTCAGACCGCAGACTGCGCGGTTCGACGTATCCAGCGACCGACGCTTCGTGTACTTCGCCTTTGTCTTCGCCTAGTTTGTGAACGTCGTGCGCGATGTTTGTCGGCGGTCCTTCGTATTTTCGATCGAACGACGCTTCGAGATTCTGAAACGTCGTCTCATCATACAGCGTCGGCGTTCGCGAGTTCTGGTCGGTCCAGACGCCTTCATCGAGTAATTTTATGTTTCGATACGCGACTTCGCCGCCCGCCATCATGTCGCGTTCAATCGGCTGTTTATCCAGACTGACGCCGACCGCGAGTCGCTTCCCTGCCGACAGCATATTCTCGTCTGACCGACTGGGTAGATCGCGCTGACTCTCGGACAGTGACGACTCGGGCTTCGCGACATTTGCAGACTTGAAGCCGTCGCGTTCTTCGACGTACTCGTCGATGATATACACGGGTTCGCCTTCGTCGCCCGTAATCGTCACGTCGCCATCTGCGACGGTCGCTTGTTCTTCGCGCACTTCGGCGACCCGACCCGAAACAGTATCTCCCTGCCAGTCCCAACTGACTGCCGCGCCTTCACTGAACTCGGCTAAATGCCTCATACTCGCTTCTCGTTGTTCGTCGGTTAAAGACGCTCGCCCTTCTATGCGCCGTTTGATGGCGGCGCAGTATGCAGCCGGGTCGTCTTTGTCACTGTTGGCTCGCGTACACGCGTCGAAGTCTTCATACTCGCCGAATGGCATCGTGTCGCGATATGTAGGGTTATGCCTTAGTGATTCGGTCAGTGACCCGTGTCTGCCCCCGTCGCTCTAAGAACGGGCGAGTGACGGTAGTGTATGACTGACGCGTTTTCTGTCCGTTTCCGCGTCACGACTTACGGGCTTTTTTCTCACTCTGTGCGATCGTAGTTGCGCGTATCGACCGGATAGACGCCCGTGACCCCGTCGTCGCTGACACCGTGACACGTCGCGACGCCCTGATTCTTCTGCGGTGTCCGACCACCGATACGCTCGACGAACTCGCCGGCCGGCTTCGGACTCGGCGAGACGATTACCGGCGGACCATCCCAGGGAATGACACCGGCGACGTGATAATGACCCATGTACGACACGTCGAAGTCGTGGTCGACCAGTGTATTTAGCCATTCTTTCTTTCTGGCGCTTGTCTCTGCCTGCGGGCGTCTATGCTGTCCGTGCCGCAGGTGTCCGCACAGTCGCCCGTCGCGCATCTCGAAGTTCTTGTAACAGGTCGCGTCGCCGATCTGAAACGAGACGTTCTGCAGTGCGTCACTGTGTTTCTGTAGTTCGCTGACTGTGTTCCGTATCGATTTATACAGTATCAGGTCAGCGTTCGCCTGTCGCGACGTTCCGCTCGCCCGATGTTGTCCGTGATTCCCGACCTGCGCGACGACTTGTACGTGCGGGAACTCCTGCGCGAATGTCTTTAATTGACGTATCAGCGGTGTAATCAGCGTCGAATGTTGTTCGTCGAGCCATGCGTCGAGATCTTCGAACTGTCCTTCGTATATGCCTTCGTTCGTCACGAAGTCGCCGCCCCAAAGCAAATGTGCCGTGTCGTAATCGCTGTCGTGTTTGCGTGACAGGTCAAGACTTTGCTGCGTAATGTACTCGATTATATCTGGTATCTCGTCTGTCTCGTACACGACTGTCCCCGAGTCGTTCCGTACGCGGTCGCCTGCGTGTAAGTCCGTCAGATGCGTCACCCAGTCCTCTGACCCGGTCGAGCCGTCGAGTTCGGCGTCTGGTGTCGGCAGCCCGCGAAACTCTCGGACCAGCGCGTTATGTGTCGCTTCCCACCAGCGATTCGCCTTTCTGGTGCGTGTCCCTTTGTGTTCACTCGACCGCAGTGCATGGTCGCCTTCGATCGCGACCATCTCGGCTGTCTCGTCGATATAAACCCGCCAGCCCTGTCGCTTGAGATCGCGCAGGTGTTCCGTCACTATCGGTTCGCGTTCGTCGAGTTCGTCTGCCAGTTC